GGAAGTACGCCGTCTGTGTATTCGGCTCTTAGCCACTGTTGCCTTCTTAAATAAATATCTGCCAACGGTAAAGAGCGCTCTACTGGACTAAATCCATAAACGCTAATGCTTCTACGGTTACGGACCATGTAAGCGAGTTGGTCGCTGGTAAATTCACCGTCTGCCTTTGGGTCCTCATCTGTTGCAGAAAATTCAGAGCGTGGGAACCCGTAAAGAATTTGCTGATATGCCGCATTTGGTGGCATTGGTCGCATACCGCGGTCATCAATCAAAGGTTTAATTGTTGAACCATCAAGAATTTGGAAACCATAAAGTTCGCCGCCTACTGTTGGTTGCGGATATACAGCCCAACCATCAATTACGAGAATGTCCTCAAGAGCAATGTTTAACCAATCGTTCCAAATGAGGCCGTTTGCTTTGTCAGGTGTTTCCCAAAATGTACGGAGGCGGTTAATTTCTTCTGTGTACTTCTCGCGTGCGCGTGCCATTGCGCGTACATGGTCGCCGCCTGATTCTGCGGAAATCTTTTCAGAGGCATCGTTTCCTAAAACAATATCCCATTCAAGTCCGCTCATTTTATTCTTAGTTACTTCTAAGCATCGGCGAAGAATATCTATGCTGTCAGCCGCGGCTCGTAATGTCTTAAAAGGAACCAGGCGTGTTTCAGTTACATTGATGTTTTGCGCTACTTGATATTCATAGCGGCGTGGTTGTGGTCGCCCATTGTCTTGCAGGGGATTGATTGCCCCTGGAGTAATAGGTAATCCTGGACCAAAAGGAACTTGTGCGCTAAATGGTGCGCGTGGCAATGCTATTGAGTTGCCATAAGTCTGACGCATCGTTAGCGCATCTGCTTGGTTGCGCATTTCTGATTCGGACATGGTGACAGAGCCCGCGGGCAATCGTGGCGCTTTTTCTATGTCGCCAGTCGCTATTGCTCTTGCGATACGGTCACGCAGACCCATGTGTATCTCCTTTTAGCCCCTTGTACTGCGGGCGGTTATTAGGCGTGTACTACGACTCTGTATTGATTGCTTGTTGGAGCAACAGAGAATAGGAGAGTTATAGCAGTTGTGCTTGTATGTTGCACATCGCAAACAACTTCAGCGTATGGGCTTGAATTATCATATACAGAAACAATCACATCTTTTGTACCAAGGTTATGACTGATTGTGTAGGAGGTTGCTACGCCATCGCCAACATTTGCGGCGTATTTGCGTACAACAATCGCTGTATCAATCTCAAAACCTGAAGCACCAACAGTTAAACCGCCGTTTGATACCGCAACGCCTGAGAAGTCAGAGCCAACAAGTTGAACACCATTGCTTGCTGTGTAAGTACCTGCACCTGAGAACTGTTGCCAAACAATTGCTGTTGTGCCAATGGTTACGCCAGTTGCGGTTTGTACCCAACCAGTGTTATCCCATGTAGTACCGCTGGTTACAAAGGTAAAATCTCCGCCATCAACTTCTGCGGAAGTGTCCATATCTGTAGCACGAGTAAGTACCCAGTTTGTTGATACTGAACCTGTGTCAGTTACAGTGTAAATACCATTTTGTAAACCACTTGTTTGATTCTTAACAAGTACGCGGTCTGTTGCAGAGAGCGTTACGCCGTCAATAACTAATGCCGCTTGTGAGCCGTTATTTGTAAGCGTTGCGCCTACGCCTGATGTTCCATTGCTGTATGTGGCTACAAGATTTACAGTTGTTGCCGCAACAACAGATGGGTGAATATGCAAACCTTCAGCAACAGAATCAACATAGCCTTTGGTTGCGGCATCTGTTGATGTAGTTGGTGTTGCAAGGCTTGTGATTTTGTAGTTGTTAAATGAAACATCTGCCAAAGGAACAGCAAGGGCTGAAAGATTGATTGCACTATGTGCAGTATTGTCGTGGGCTGGTGTTCCGTGTTCGTGGTCAGCGCGTGCTACGGAAGTAGAAGTTCCATTTGCACTTGATGCACCAAAAGTTGTTTGTGCTTGAACATTGCCAAATGCAGGCATTGCGTGTGCGTGGTCATCACGGGCAGGAGCAGTGCCAGTTCCAACAGCACCAGCGCCACCAATCGCTAGAGCGGTAGGTGTTGCATTGGTTAATGATGGAGTTCCGTGTGTGTGGTCAGAGCGTGAATATGTGTTTGCGCTTCCACTACCACTTGATGCGCCATAAGAAGTCTGTGCTGTTACAGAACCAAAGTTAGAAACCTGTGACCAAGCGGTGCCTGAATCAAAGTACATAATTTGCTGGTCGGTTGCAAAATACAAACGGCCCGCAGTACTTGCGGCAGGGCGAGAAGCAAAATCACCAAAAAGAACTTCTGATTCATTTAGAACAGATACCCAACCTGCTCCGTCATAATAATAAAGTTCGCCATCACCAGTATTAAAATAAATCTGACCAGCAAGAGGCGAATTAGGTGCAGTACCTAGATTCTGAATGACTGCATTTTGCAATTCATTCTTGTTGAGGTCAATACTTACAAGAAATTTACGCGCCATTTTATGCTCCTAAATTACATACGCAGTGCCAGTGAAAGCACTTGTAAAGGTTATCACCATTTGGTTTTTACTGGGGTAAGAAAATGTGCCTTCACACTGCGTACCCGCACTGTCTAAAACAACAGCCGTTGGTTCGCCATTGAGATTATGATTTATGGTCCACACAGCGCTTGCTACTGCTTGTGTATGAACATAAAAGATTTGCGCTGAAGCAGATACGCCTTGAGGTCCTGGTGCTGTAATCTCAACAATAGGGATTACTGGTTTGATAATTATTGCGTCATCAGCCATTAGCGCGTTACCTCAGGTGTCACTACAACTTGTCCTTGGGCTAGTCGGGTAACTATCCCTGTTCCTGATGTTATCTCAATATCATAATAATAAGTGCCTTCATCAATCGCTCTCGTTTGAGCGGCTGTTGCATGCACTGCGAATTCACCCGTTGTTCCTGTCACCGTGATTTGATTTGCGGCAGAAGTCAAAGTTAAAACTGCGGTTGGGTCAGATGGAAGCGAGCGCAACTGTAATTCTGCGCTATATCCAAGGACAATCACAGGCGCCGTAGCAAGACCACCTGAGATGTATGTTCCTGTTGCCGCGTTTGTTACAGTGAACTGCGTTGGAGTCGCTGTTGCTATTGTGACATTTTGCAGGTCATAAATAAACGGAATCACACCATCAATGCTTACTACTTGACCTGGTGCAAATCCGTTATTTGCAGTGAAGGTAACCGTTGTGCCGTTGCCGACAATGTTGGTGATTGTGGCTGGTTGTTTGTAAATAAAATTTATGTACCAATCAGCGCCTTGGTCAATCGTTGTATTGTAAGTAACAGCCATTATGCTCCCACCGCCTGAGTTGGTGCAATCATAGCGCTTCCGCATTTGGGGCAAAGGCTCATTGATTTAGGGAACGGTAGAGCGCACTTAGCGCAGAAATTAGCAATGCTATTGAAGTAATGACTGACGCTAGATTTTCCAAGCAAGTCGCTAAATGCTTGAACCATTGCATCAAGTCTGTCAGGTGAGTCCGCATCTTGAGGTGTCCATATCGTCATTTGGTCCTCTAATTGTGGGAAGTTACCGACATGATGCACACGACCTTGTTCATACATAGCCGCTACTGGTTCTGCCCGTAATTTTTTACCAACATGGGCTCTAATCTCTCTTATCGGTAATGTATTGCGTACCTGTTTTAGAACTGCACTGACCATATCTCCGCCTTGATTAACTTCAACCAGTAATGAATCTGCCTTATACTGGTCAAATAGTTCTACTGCTCGTTTAGCCCATTCCAGCGGTGAGCCTTTTATTGTTCCGTCATAAAGCACATAGCCGTGTCCGCCTGTATCGCAACCAGCAACGATAATTCCTGTTTCATCACTTGTTTGTGTGTTAGTTACAGCGGGGTCAATGCTTACAACTATTCGGCTCATAGGTGGTTGTGTAGATACGCGGTTTCTATCAATCAAGTTTCTTGTCCATAATGCACCCTCTTGGTCCTCCAGGATTTCGCCATAGAGTTCCTGCCTACCTAAACGAGTGCCGTTATATCGGGCTTGTAGTTCCAATAGAGCGCTTGGGGCTAGGTTCTTAGCATTATCAAAGGTTGAGCCTCTTGTGATGGCTACGGTGCCATCTTCGCGCCCTGAGAGGGTTCTAATCAAAGGTGTAGGGCGTGGAGTTGTAGTTACAACGATTCTTGGTTTTTTTCCTAAGCGCAATCCAAACTGTAATTGATGCCAGGCATCTTCATAACGATAAGCGGCTAACTCATCACACCAAGCGCCATGGTGCTGGGGTCCACGGAATCTATCGGGTTGGTCTGCGGAGAATAATTTTATTTTGCTTCCGTTAATTAGTTCTATCTCGCCATTACTGCGGTTGTAATGTGAAAGTGCGTGATAACGATTTAAGATATTGATAATTCCTGATTCACCTTCAGCGCAAGTATCTCTTGCATCGGAGAATGTAGGAGCAACGATTGCCCATCTTGTTTCAGGGTTTTCTATCGCTTCCCACGCTAACCATTCGGCGGCTGTTCTTGTTTTACCTGCTCCACGACCTGCAAGGTAGAGCCAAATGTTCCACTCACTGTTGGGCGGTAACTGCTCTTTTCTTGCGAGTCTTTGCCAAATTATTCGGCTTGCTCGTATCTTGGAGTTCAGGGAGGGTTGTAATGTCGGCGGTAATTCCTTCAATGTAGTCAATAATTCGGGCGATTTGGATAACTTCTGCATCAAGGCTTCCATGTCCGTCATAGTTCATCACCTCCGCTTGCACCTTCTTAGGCGCATCTAGTCCTAGAAAATCTGCTCTCTTTTGCATAATGCGTAAAACCATGTCTGCACTGCGCACATTACCTTGTAACGCTGATTGCCAGTAAACAGATGTCATCTCATCTAAGCGGTCTAAATCAGCCTGTAAGTAATCCTCTGCGTTTAATACCTCTACGCGCTTGAGGGCTCTGCGATATGCCTTCTGCGCTCCTGCAATGGTTTCGTATCCAAGTTCTTGCGCAATGCTGGCAAATGTCATTCCATGCTGATGGCGTAGTTCAAGCGCACGGTTCTCACGCTTTAGTTGTGCTAGGCCATCTTTTTCCAACATGTTGTACAAATTATCTCATAAATTATATTTGCACAAATTAAAACTAAATTTAGTGTTAAATAAATTACGCTTTAGAGGCGTAGCAGTTGCAGTTACTCCCTGGGGCAATGACTGTCATACAACGAGAGTAATGCTCAATAGTAATTTTAGGTTCTTCTTTTTTTGGCGCGGCTTTCTTTTTTGGTAATTCTTCATTGACCTTAGTAACGACTTCCGTGACTATTTGCTTAGCGCTCTTGCGTGGCATCTTTAGACTCCTTGTAATGATAGGTCATGTAATGTACCTGAAATTCTTTTGAAGGGTCTGTTTTGTCCGATACGCTAAAGGTTGGCTGTCCTGTACAAAGAAAGCATCTAAATGTACGCATCAGTCAAAGATTTTCTCTCCTAGTGCCAACGATATGCGGGCATCTAATAAATCATCAATGCTCTTTTGTAATAATTCTTTTTTGCGCCATTCCATGCGATTGCCATACTCATCAACTTTGAGCATGTCGTTGATGTGTTTAATTGCTTCATCAATATCAGCAATCGTTACATCATCGGTTATCGCTAGTGACATGAGCAGATATTAGAGTTTTTTCTTTTTGTCCGCTTCAAGTTCTTCTATAAGCAAATCAATTAGATTCTCTAGTTTGAAAGCCAATGATTCCTTGCCCTTCTCCCGTAACTTTTCAGCCATCAAGTTCAGGGCAAGTCCTACTTCAGGGTCATCTTGAATCATTCGGTATGTCTTTTAGAAAGTCTAATAACTGGTCCACCCGCACAACATCAAAGCCATCTATGTGATGGTGGTAGTCATTTGCAAACGCCTGTATTTCGCCAATTATTTTTTGGCGCGACTGTAATTCAAGCGAGCGCAACATTACTTGCATTGTTTCTAAATCAGCCATTACGAGCGTCACGCTTTGCTTTGTAATTCATTACATCTTCACGCTTGTAATAAACATTACGACCAGCCTTCTGCACCCACACCAACGACTTGCGGTGTTGTATCTGTCGTAAGTTATTCATCTTGATTCTTAAAATTTCTGCCGCTTCTGCCGCGCTTATTAAATTATCTTCTACCATGGTTCATTGCCTCCTGTATTTGTTTGTGTCTTGTTTTTTGTCATTTTAGGAACTACGCCAACCTCTGATGCGCTTATTTCCATCTGTGATTTTTCAACACCATTTTTGTCGGTGTAAGTATTTAATTTAAGCGAGCCTATAACAATTACTTCATCGCCTTTTTTTAATGTTTGCGCTATCGCCTCTGCGCTGGCACCAAACTTAATTACGCGATACCAATTTGTTTCGCCATCTACCCATTCTCCGTTTTTCTTAGAACGCGGTGTATGTGCTAACGAAAATGACGCTAACGATAAATTATCTGCACCAACTGTTTTTATTTCGGGGTCGTTACCCAACCGCCCTCTTACTCTTATCTCCATTAGTCACCTTCCATGAGAACACCTGTTGTGCCATCATCTAGTAGTAATACAATTGAACCATCTGGTCGTACAAATGGATATTCGTGCGGCTCTCTCCAACTTGGAACGGTCCACCCTTTATCCTCTGCATAAGACGGATTCAAGTGAATACTATCAGTGCGTAAGTTATGACAGCCGTGATGTATGCGAATTAAATTACTTGGCGTGTCTTTACCGCCTCTGCTTCTTAATTTACGGTGATGCAATGCCATAGAAGGTAGAGCGGGCTGACCGCAAACTTCGCAGTAATCGCCCGCTCTTTCTTCCACAATTTTTACTACTTTTTTATCCAATTATTCCTCATCATCTTCAACCCATTCCTCAGGGTCTATATCGGGCGTTACAGGCTCCCAATGATTAGGAAAAATAATAGACATTAGTACCAACCACCTCTCCCGTTTTTATCCGCTCTTGAAAGCCAAGATTGTAATGCTCCGCATGGGGTTTTGTAACGAGATTCTATGTAAGTTAAACCCCATTTGATTTGAGCATAGGGATTATCAAGAAATTTCTTGATTTCTTTTTGAGTGTTATGTTTCATGTGCCTTTGAGGAATTCCGTAATCATGTGTGGGTGACTTTGCCTTGTAGTTCCAGGCTGATTCCTTGCCCCAAAGATGGGCCAAACACTGCCATTGCTTTTTTGCACTGGGAAAGCGTTTGCTGACCAAGTGTTTAGCGTAATCTTTCGGTTCCATAGAGGCTACAATAAATTGACGCTTCTCTTTGTCGGTCATTACGGGTGCGTGCGCATGAGATGGCGCAATGGCAAATCCAACCGCAACAGCGGCTACTAAAAGGATTTGCTTGTTAGGGGTAACTCTTAGCCCCTGACTCCTAACGCCTCACATACTTTGCAAAGAGCATCAACCACTTTCCATGCTCCGCACTTACAACGAGATATTTTGTGGTCCATAACTTACCCCTTTCAGGTTATTTTTTGGACACCTTTAGTGTATAGCCAACCCCGCAGGGTTGAGGAATATTTTACTGTGAAATTTACCGTTAGGCTCCACCAAACTCACGACCCGTTCATGTACGCAAGTGCCATGGTCTATGAATTTATTATAGGCATTTACTGCCTCTATTGAATTATCGTAATGTTTTGTCCATTCCTGGACCCCATCGGTTATTACCATTAGTACATAATTTGTTGTCATTACTTGCCTCCATGTTATTTCTGTCGTTTTTATTGTCATTGTTTTTGTCATATTAATTCCAATAACTAAACCATTGGAATAGTTGATTGAACCAATTATTCCAACTGCTAAATACGCGGCTCAACCATTCTTCTACTGTTTCTTCACGAACCACAGTTACCTTCGTTGTTGCATTTACCTCAATAACATTACTGCGTTCAGGTGTTTGCGGTATTTCGGGTTTCGTTGGTGTCACGCTTGGACTTGGCGTAGGCGTGACTGTTGTAACCGTTGAAGTTTCTGATGATGTAACAGTTGCGGTTGCACTTTCTGTTGCAACAGGAGTTGCTTGCGGTGTTGGTTCTGTGACTGTATTTGTATTTGTTGTTGTAGTTGATGCCACGGGTGATGCAGTTGGGGTTGGCGTGGGAGTTGGGGTAGGAGTCGGAGTTGGCACAATAATTACTTCACGCTTGAAACAATATGAGGATTCTTTTTTAGTTGTTGCATTTACCTCTAGTGCTTTGCCTTCTCCTTCTTTGCAAACTGCGCCCTGTCCATCAACACGGGTTCCAGGGATTTCTCTTGCTTGTGCAGGTGTAATTGTTGTTAGCAATAAAACCAAAATGATTGCCTTCTTCATTTGTTTTCCTTTCATGGATATAAGAAATCTACGCAGAACTGTGACATCTCGCCTATTGGCACTTTGCACTCACTGGGAGTTGTAATGTTCATTAGCCAGGAAACCAATAACAGCACCGCGAGCGCTACAACAAAGCGCCCTCTGCGTGTCAGCCTCCATGTTCTAGTTGCCTTGTCCATTTGCCGCCTTCTTTCTGTAGTAGTCGTTACTCCAACACCAATCACATTCGGCTATAAATGTATCTAAGTCTTTGTTTAGATGAATCATAAGCCTGTTGGCATATCCGCCAAAGGAGCCACACCATATACAGCGTGGTCTATCATCAAATAAATCAGACATTGCGCACCTTGTAGATTGCAACAGTTACAGGATTAAAACCTGCAATTCTCAAAGCATCTTCAACAGCCCATTGAGCCTGTTCGCGTTGCATGCCGTTAATCATGGAACGCGCTTTGCCTTCAGGGATTGCAAAGTTGTTGTATTCAACTTCTAGTTCAATTTTAAACTTCATCGTTTGACCTCCACTGGAATGGTGCAATCGCATGGCAATACATCGCAACCATCATCATCGTTATATGAAACATAGCCCTTGCCGTAACACATCATGCACTTGAGTATTGGTGTTGTCATTATTTTGCCTCCATTGATATTGAGTTACATTGTCTGCATTGCCCATATTGTTTATTTGTTTTTGTATCTATTTTTCTATCTTGATGCGCAAAACAACCTTTTGGACAAATCCATTTAATTGCTGGTCGCATTATGCACACACTCCATCTGTTGTTATGACTGCATGGCGTGTGGTCTTGCCTCGTACCAATTCACAAGTACCGCCGTGCTTGAACTGAATTGTTACAATCATTCTGCGTGGCATGTGCGCTGGTTGTAAATCTATAATTGTGTAACTATCAAAACCATCAAACATATTGCCAGTCAGAATTACATCGCCTATTGATAATTGTGTTGTAGTTTTTGTAATTGTTTTTGGGGTTTCTATTAACATTATGCACACACTCCATCTGCCTGTATGCGATTGACTAGCGCTGGGTCCTCAACCAAAATAATTTTGTCCTTGCCATCTAATGTGTATTTGATGCCTTGCTCTGTAAGGTACAAGCGCATCTTAAGCATGGCTACTTCTGCGCGGTCAGAATTGCCAAAGTATTTGAGTCCAACCACTTTGTAACCAAAACCATATCTTGCATTTGAATTGCGTGTATAAATTCTTGCTGTTTGAAAACCGCAAGTTGTATAAAAGCGCCTTGCGTCTTGTGTATAAAACATAAGACCTGCTTTTGTAACAAGTGCCTTTGCTGTTGGTGTTGATAATGTATTCATAATTAGCAACCTGCCTTTGGTGTAAGTGTTGCAATAAGGTTTATTAAGTTTGTATATGCTATTTCTGAAATTACATGGTCATTTGCTTCTATGTAATCTTTGACTAACTCTGCAAGAAATGCACCTTGATTTGCTGTAACTAATATTGAAACTTCTGCTACTAACTCTGCGTATGTTTTTGTAGCCATTTTGTTGCCTCCATGTTGTAGGGGGTCTGTCTGACCCGTTGGTGTAATTATTACTTATTGGGGAAGTTTTTGCAAGTATTTTTATTAAATTTTTTTGGGCGTGTCTTAGCAACCTGCCGCAAGTTATTATGCTTTGAAACTTTTGATTACTTTTGCGCCTACTTTTTTAAGTGCTGGGCGTAAACCATGTTTTTCATATCGTGTAACAACTTTTTGGAATAACTCCTGTGCAGTTGCCCAATAAGCGTCATTACCCAAAGTGGCATATACATCAGGCGTAGCAATATCTAACTCGCCATTTGCTAAATAAACATCAAATATGCGTGAAACATATTCAACGCGATAAACCGTAGTTTTTTCTACTGAGTTGTAAATCATTTACTGCCTCCTTGTTGGGGGTCTTTCTGACCCGTTAGGAGAAGTATTACGGATTATTGGCAAAAAAACAAGTACTTATTGTAAAAATCTTTTTGGCGTGTCGTTTAGAACATTTGTTCGGGTGTGTACGCGCCTACGCTTATATCTGCCCCGATTCGGGCTTCATACGCCTTCTCAGCCACGATTGATACCACTTGCCCATCATCTACATAGGCAATGGCTGTTAGCCCGTCTAGCACCGCCCTAATCAGTTTATCCAGGTCAGGAGCAACAGAGGGCATAGGGCGTTTTACGGTTCTTGGTTTTTGTAAATAAAATTTTATTGAAATTTGTATTGGGTCGGTTAAAGGGCGAGCGCCGTGTTGTTTTGCAATCAAACCAATCGCGCTACGCCATGCGGCAAGTTCAGAACCTTTACTATGAATAACTCTATTGTTAATAACTTTCATGCTCCCTTGTGGAACAGGTAAGCCATCAACAAAAAAATTTATCACATAATAATTGTAACTAAATCTTGCACAATTACAAACTTGTCTGCACCTGACTCATCTCTTACATGCAAATCGTAAGTTCCAGTGTGGTCAGGACCATCAATGCTTTGCACCAAAAAAATTTTATTATTCTGTAAAATTTTGTCGCCGCATTGCAAATTACTTGCTTTAGTTACTAATAGCGTTGCCATGTCCTCCCCTTTCAGGAGTAATGATTACGAAATAGTGTAACACTTTTTAATTACGGTGGAAACCTTAACTAGGTAACCTTTTGTAGGCGGCTGACGCTTCATCTGAATTGGTCTGTTTTCTTCCAAGATTGCTTGTTGTAATTTATCCAGGGCAACAAACAAAATTAAAGTATCTAATTGAAACGCCCAAAAGTCCGCCTTGCTGATAGATACCCCGCTTGGTATCCATTTATCGTAATATGTGGAGAACTGTTCTGTTTCTATGTATAGATTGCCTGTTTCGCGCCAACGCAAGTCGCGTTTTACCTCAATCTTGTTCTTGCCATTGAATAAGCGGCGCACAAGTTCTTCTGAGTATTGACCCTCTGCCAGGTCAATATCCCAATCGCTAAATTTGCCCACGGAGTAGCACCTTTATGTTCTCAGGCATAGGAACAGCCTTTTGCTTTTGTTCTTCTAGTTCTCTTTGCCACCGTAATGTTTCCTCTATATCGCGGCGGCGTCTTTCCTCAATCATTCTCTTATGTTCTGCTTCTTTTTCATCAGCCGTCTTGATGCGCTCAGGTAATGGCTCATCATTCCAACGACCAGCATTGAGCCATGTTGTTGGGTGAGCAGTAAAGGCATCTACGCGATTAGGGTCATCTGCATATCTCAAAGCCCCTGAAATAATTACATTTTCCTCTGTTGTTTTTATTGCTTTTGCGTAGGCTTTTTCTGCGGCTTGCTTGCCAACCTTTCTTGGGTAAATCTTCCAAAATTCCTCAAAGAGGTTTGTATCTAAGTTCTTCTTAGATAGTACTTCTAAAGGAGTGCGGTTTTCCGACTGCGGGTAACCAGAATTCGGTTTTTGGACTTCGGTTGCCTCATAATTTGGCGTGTCATAAACAATGCTCACGGTTTCAAACTGCCCACTGTCTTTGCGCAATTTTTGTGTCCGCATGTATCCAACTTCCCGCAGTTCCTTTAGTGCGGTCAGGATTGCGTGGCGACCTTCTAAACCTGACCGCGCCAAAGAATCCGCCGATATACGCCAGTTATCAGGGCGGCTCAAGATGTCTAGCAGTACACCTCTTGCGCGATAACTTAGGCGCGTATCTCTAATGACGGAATTTGAGATAACACTAAAATTAGTTTCTACTCTAGGTGAGCGAATAATGCTCATAGGTCCTCCTTGGTATCTGTTACACACTCCATAATTTCGGTAAGGCTAATGCCAACTTCTTCAAAAGCAAATAGCGCTCGCCTCTGTTGATTTGGATATTTTTTTGGATTACGGAATGAATAACGCTCAACACTTGTCATGCCGCCCCATACGCCATAGTCCTCATGCTCCATGGCGTAGGTCAAACAAGTTTTCCAAATCGGGCAGGCTAAACAAATTGTCCGCAAAGCATTGATGTATTCGTAAGCAACAATGCTTCTTTCTTCTTCCACATTGTAAAAAATATCCGTGTAAACAGAATCTCTACAAGCGGCATTTTCCCAATTTATTTCATTGTACTTGGGCAACCTACTTCTCCTGACGGGTCAAAGTATGGACAATAATCTTTGCAAAAAGTTACAAAGAGTTGGGGCGCGGGCGGTTGTTCATCTGTTGCCGCCCACTGTTTTAGATTGCGTAGCCATTCCAGCGCTTCTAGGGCAACATGTGGCTTGAATTCATCTTGCCATATTTTTATGTCCGTCATTTTGCCATCGCGGGGAATACCCACAAGGGCAACATTTTTGACTTCATAACCTTGTTGTTCTAACAACCAACCGTAAACCTGTATCTGCCATTGTTCCTGGTCTTTACCCAGGTAGCGCATACTGCTCTTAGTTTTGGTTTTGAAATCAACAACTAATCCAAGGTCCTTAATAAATAAATCACAATGACCTCTAATCTCAGGGTGATTTAGTTCAATCTCAATCATGAAATTTTCACCAAATGGGTCTATGCGTTGCATAGCCTTTTCCATTCCTGAATGTATAAAGGTTCCAAGGATTGCGCCTAAAGTTTCTGTCTGATTTATCTTAGGTGTTTGTTTTAGGTCATGCCATACCCTGCGAGAACAGCCACCAAGAGATGAAGGACCTACTTCAACTTGAGTTGAGCGCGAGCGGCTCCCATCGTAACCTCGCAAGGACTTAACAACCATATCTTGTAAATCAATCACAAATTATCCTCATTCCATGTTTGTTGTTTTTCTTTGAAGAACATTTGGATTTGTTGCATATCATCAATAATTCCCTGCATACGCATCATGGCGTAAGTAATCCCAACCTTACGCCCTATGTGATAACCAATGATTGAGGCGAGCGCGACCAATAGAAATGTTGTCATAGTTCCATGCTCGTTCTAACTGAGGCGCTCATGCTACGAGTTAAATCAACCTGTACCCGCAGACGCGCAACATTGTTACGCGCCGCTTTTACTCTTGCCTCAATTATGTTTGCCTCAAAGTGTAATGTTTCATTCTCCAACAACGCCAAATCATCACGCTCTTGGATTGTGTAATTCTTGCCCGTAGGCGAAGATTTACTTGCATAACTCATACGAACACGCGCCATAGAAACCTCATATTCTGATTTCTTTGCGTGGTACTCAGATTCGCATTGATTAAGTTCTTCATGTGCGCCATCAATTTCTTTTGATAGCGAGTAGAGGCGAGCCTCAATCTGTTGTGGAGTTACTATCTGCGCCATTTTTTTCCTTTACTACATGTAGTCCTTGTGCCTCCTGGCGATTTTGTAACTGAATCAACTTGCCCGCATCGGCTGATAAATCAAACGGGTCAGCGGACATTTGGAATCCTGCTCGCTCCATCGCTTCTGCTAGGGCTTCAGGAAACACATCAAGTTCTTTTGCCACTGCGCGGATACCAAGCGCGTTTTGATGCACGCTTACTATGTATCCAGCGGAGGGAACAAATTTCTTTTGTTTGTCGCTCATGCAAATTCACGCTTCTTTCTATTTACAATGTCCAAAAGAGTTACACCATTTGTGCGCACATCTTTTAATGACGCATATTGGGTGTAAATGCCTTTGAGTTGCTCTAATGATGTTGCGGTATCAGCCAAAGCAATCGCCATCTCTGCTTCTTTAAGTTGAGCCTCTGTAATCTTTTGCTCAACAACTTTAGGAGCAGTGGTTGTAACGCGTTCTGCTTTTTCCATATCCAGTTTTGTTGGGCGTATAGGCTTCTTAGTGTTGGGGTCTGTACCCATATAACCCGCAAGGCTTAATGCCCGCCCTGCGGCGCTTGTAGAGGCGTTTTCAAGGGCGCTAGTTTTGTTGATATGACTAGAGCCCACAACTTCCTCAGCGTAATCAACAGCCTTCAAAACATCGCCGTAATACAAAGATGCTTTGACCACATATTGCAATGGGCGCTGTGTTTGTGGGTCACGCGCAATGTCCACAATTTCTGTAATTATTCTCAGGTCAGGGTGGTCAGTAAGCGCGCGTTGTAATCTTTCGGCTACGGTTTCGTAGGCCGATAAGTCAAATGCCATTCTTGCCTTCTTTCTATCGGGGGGCAGGTTGCCCCATGGGTAGGCAGACCTTATACCCACCCACTGACATTACAAAAGATGGTCAGACGGTGTGTCGCAAAAATTATTCATAACCAGTGCAATAATCAGGGGTCCAGGAGGTCTGCTATGGCACAAGCAAAGGTTCACATCAGCCTGTTCAACTTAATTGTAGAAACTGAGGCTGACTTTCAATATCCTGACATGATGCAGGATTTAACTAACAGGGCGCTGACCAGTTTCATAGCCACTATGGACTACTGCAAAGCAAACAACATGGACATTAGGTCAGAGGATATTGATTTAGAAGATGAAGAATGATGGCGATTGCACTAAAGAATCTATGCCATCGCTAGATGACGCAATAGATTCTTGGGATAATTTAGGCTTTTAATCCAGCCAAACTTTGTAACCAGCGGTGACTCTGCCTTTTACTGGGTCTATAAAGTGCAATCTTTGACTTGGTGTCGCAGTCGCGGCGAGCATGACACCTGCATAACGGTTGTCTGATTCGGTAGAACCAGTTTGGTAAACACTGCCCAATCCATTTGCAAGAGCCCATTCTGCATGGGTGTGGTAATGACCAACATAGACATCTCTGAATTCCCATGGGTAAGACCCACTGCGCCATCTATTGACATGTTGGACAATCGTTGCTGGAGATGCAAAACCATTACGACCAACTTCATCGCCATGGATAACAAGTGCGCGATACTCTCCGATTTGCACCCTTTGTATATCATCAGGACATTCTTGCCAGGTAAGGCGTTTTTCTTTTGCAAGTAATTGACGCGCCAACTCATAACACATGCGGTCAAAATTGTCAGAGCGAGGAACATTATCGCGCTTACTTCCAATGCGCCCATGATTACCCCATTCAGGAACTACCGTAACTTTTTCATAATGTTGCAGCGCATAACGCACGACATCAACACAAAGCCGACTGACATTAACATATTGCTCAAACAAAGTAGCATCAATTTCAAATACCTGCGTAGGGAAATTAAACAAACCTTCAACCATATCGCCGCCAAAAAGTATGTAACACTCTTTTACGGGGTGGTCCGCGCGTTGTATCTCTGTTATTCGTACAGCCTTTTCCGCAAATTCCAATACACGCTTTCGCATTACCTTTGAGTTATAGGTTGTTGTTTTCTTTGCGCCTTGCCAATCGGTCATGTGCCATAACGCAACTTCTGCTTTGCCGCTAACACCTTTTGCCACCTTTTGCTCCACGGGTTTAATAGGACCCATCGTGAGCATGGCATCATAAGCGGCGCGGTGTGTTGCCTCTACTAAATCTTCATTCCGCATTTTTGCTTTAATTAGTTGCTTCTGCAATCTGTACAGAGCATTGCGTAATTCTTTTACATCTTCTGACTCAACACCCTCAGGTATATTTTTTAGATTATCTTCTAGGCTCATGGTTTCACTATTTCATGGGCGTGGTAAATGTAACCTTGTTTATCTATCCAAGAATCTTCGTGTTGTGGATTCTTAAACAAACGAACAGTTTTTAGGCTGTCCATCATTAACGCTACTTGCCAGGGTTCTATTGGTTTGTCTAAATCTAAAAGAGCGCCCCATATTTTGCCTATTTTTTCAAAGTTTTCTTGCGCATCGCCATACTCAGTTTGTCTGTTATTCAAGATTTCATTTATTTTGGACATTTACATATCCTTTTTCGGTGCGCTCTAACAGAGTCGCTACTGGTTTTGATTCCTTCTTGTCTTAATGCTCTGACTACAAGACTTAATGGCATATCTGTTGCCCAAGCCTCATCTAAAGCCTTTTTATCTTGAGGGTTAAGATTGTCATACATAACTTGATAAGCACAAACTTTGTTGCTTCTCCTAGAAGTTTTTTTTATTTCTTCTAATGATTTCACTAGACTCATAACCACCTCCGCTCATAGCCTAACACAAAGTGTAAATGAGCAGTTTAGACTCATACTCAGGAGTGCTTTCCCATGGAGGCGGGAAATCTATGCCTTTTTCTTAGGCGCTTTCTTTGCAGGCTTCTTTGTTAATTTGTTTATTTCCAGTTCTACCCATTGAGCAACCTTGCCAAAAGCAGGGTCGTTCTTATCAATAGCACGGATTGCAGGACCTACGATTGCGGCAACTGTACCTGCAATTAAAGCCTTTACATTTGCATCAGGATTGACTACCCAAACGCTTGCGGCAGTTAGAACGAAATGACGCAATGCGGATTTGAGTTTGGCTATATCTTTTTCTTTCATGCTTTCTCCTTTATAGGGCGAGCCACTGCCATGACAACTGAGTAGGGGCGCTTCTTGCGATAGACCCCGCCGCCATTACTTTGGCTACCTTTTCTGTTAGGGCTTGTATTGCCTTCTATGCAATACAAATGACCGTTACGGTTTTTGACAACAATTCCAACATGGTCAGGCTGAGCATCGGTATCAAATTGGAAAAATGCTATGTCGCCTGGTTGCGCTTGTCCAATCGGTACTAATTTATCTTTAGCCGCAAACCATTTAAGCCCTGCATCACATGAGGCAAAGCCTTTTGAGTTACTTGCCGCTATTTTCTTGCTCAACCCTGCTTTGTAAAAGACCCAAGAAACAAACATTGCGCACCAAGGTTGTTTATTTAACCCATACCATTTACCAAATTTAGTGTCATTGTTTGTGCCTTCTTCATACTTTAATTCTTGTTTTGCATAAAACAAAACTGTTTCTATTTTGCCTTCTGTCAGACTCATGAACGCTCCACCAATAATCTATAAATTTCATCTACCCGTAGTTCTAGTTTATCCACTTTGGCGTCTATGTCGCGCACTTTATCTTTGATGCTTGTTCCGCCATTGGGTTTAAGTTCTGCTAAATAATATTTCACTAAATGACGCACGCTCATAGCAAATGCGCCAATAAGGGTGGTAATTCCTACCGATAGCCCAACCCATTGTTCAATGCTCATAACGACAAATGATATAACAATTATGCAATCAGATATGCGCCTGAGATATACCAAATATCAGATGTAGCAAGCACATGCGGAGAGTTGCGATTAAATGCTTCATCTTTACCACTTGAACCAGGGTAATACATTCTGCCTGTTGTGCCGCCCGCAGGTGCAATATCTAACATCAAACCGTAATGATTAGAACCTTCATGTAATCCACCGTCACGCATTGCGTTATTTTGCAAAGGCGCAAAAGGAACAGTCAATGTGTATTGACCTGTACCAAAATTAGTAACACTTGTTAGATTTGCATATACGCTGAAAAAGCACCATTTGCTTATTTTGATATAGCGCCCTGTTAAAGCCCCTGCGCCATAAGTCGGAGCAGTGCCTAAAGAACCCCAAACAGGTGTGTAATTTACAACTGGTACGCCTAAATTATTATCTGCAAAAACAACCCACTCAGTACCGTTCCAATACTTCATTTGGTCATCTGTGGTTTCATAAATTATGTCTGCAACGCGTGGGTATGTTGGTTCTGTTGGTACAGCGGGCGCGGTAAATCGCACAGCCGATTCTAATTTTTGCAGGCGCTGGTCAATATCTTTGAAGAACCTGTGCATGTCAAAAGGTTGATTTATGTATGCCATGATGCCTCTTATTCGCTCGCTGTGAGTGTAAGCGTAACGCGTTCAGGACCATCTTCGCCAGGTTGTATATTCAAAGCCACTATGCGATATACCGCATCAAGAGTGCCAGGGAAACGCTCATCTGTAATAATTAAACGCGCATCATCACCAATGTTGTAATCATTTAGAGTCGGCGGAATATAAGCAGGCACAACAATTTTTACAGTTGTCGGCGGAAAAGACACTGCTAGGACCTGACCTAAAGATAATTCATCAAGCAATACTGGGTCAGTAACATCTGAGTAGTTGGCAACATCTTCTAGGACTGCCCAACCTTCTGTAATCTTTGTTGTATCTTGCGCAATAGAAATCAACTTACCTTCGTTAGAACCTGCGCCTAATGCAAAAATTGTGTTGGCGGCTATTGAGGCATCTTCAGGGTATTCATATTCAACAATGTTGCCCGCAGGAAACATAAATACCAATGCCTCAGGGTCATTAAGGTCATAAATTACGCCCGTGCGTGGATAACCAAGAACTAAAGTTTTAATTGGTTCATCTGTAAGCGGGTCATAAGAAACATCTATAAGAAAATCAAAACCATCTTCTGCGCGTGATAAATCTTGAATAGCCTGATAAACATTTTTTAATTCATAATCGTAATAAACGCGGTCAATTAAAACCCCTGAGGTTTCACTGCCTGTTATTACTCCAATGTCGCCGCTAGGCACTAATTGCGCATCATCAATAAGGGTGCGGGCAATTACTAATTGGTCTGTATTGGTAAAGGTGTCAGTAGTAGATATGCGGCGGCGCTCAAAATAAGATTCAAACTCACGGGCTGTAAGGCTTAGAACTTGCTCAGCGCTGTTGTAGGTGCGGTTCCATATAATGCCGCCCCAAATTAAATCTCCATTACGGTCCACATAGATTGCAGAGCGACCAGGAATGGTAGAGGCATTAACATTAAATTCGGCAGAATTAAGGGCAGAAAGTAATACATGCCCATTCAGTGTGCCTGATTGATTTAATTGTTGAGTAAATGAAACACCCGTTAAAGGAAATTCAGCAAGAATAGTGTTAGTTAATAAATCGGCAAACAGATACCGATAGGTAGTAGTCATTTGCCGACCTTCCTAGATTAAGAAATAAGCGCGGTGGCTTCTTCTTCGGTTAGACCAAGTGCTTCTAGTTTAGCGAGTGCGCTCGCTTTGGCTTCGGCTTTGGCTTGGGCTTCGGCTTCCTGTTGCGCTTTGATTTCAACAAAAGCAATTTCATCTGCTTCTCTTTGAGCGATTTCTTCTGCGGTGAGTTCCACTTCAGTAGTAACTCCCGTAGAGCAATCCACTACGAGTTTTGTTGGCATTGTTTCTTCCTTTCTTAGTTTTTCTTGATTCCGTATAGGGTGGCTGATGAGTATTGAACAAAAGTACCAGATTGGTCTACTAAATCAAGTGAAGTAATTGCTGATGCTTGTGACCATAAACCTGCTTGTAATTGTGAATCTATAGCAGTTGCGTTAGTTTCGGTTACATTGTCTATGCTTATGGACTTAAAATTAGCACTTGTGTAATTTGAAATATAAACCTGCGAATTATCAAATACATCTGCCGTATAAGTATTACGATTATGATAAAGAAATATAGTTGAGCCACTAAAACTAGCAACAACACTAGCATTTGTGTAAAGCCTTCTATTGCTTCCGTTAGATGAACTTCCATTTGGTCGAATATCCACTCCTGATACGCTTGAACTTCTAAAAGAACACAGAACTAATAAATCGGTATAAGTTTGGGGTATAGAAGTAAAAGAGATAGTTCCCACCCCACCACTACCAACATTTACTGTGGCTATTGCTTCATAAGTCGCCATTATGCCGCCTTAATTCCGTAGAGAGTAAAAGTTGAACCAGTAGAAAAAGTACCGCTTTGTGTTTTTATATCCATTGAATTAATTGCGGAAGTATTAAACCACACGCCAACAAACGCTTGAACCAATAACGAAGCATTATTAGTTCTTGATAAAATTGTTTTATAGGTTGTGGTGTTTGAATAATTTTGAAATTGGATAATAGAGTTATTTTGTCCCACATTAGAACCTGACATATTACCTACACGATAACCTAAAGAAGAACTTACGCCGCGAGCAGAAGAGCCTGCTGAACCATTACCTGTTATACTTGTCCAAGAATAATTAGAACCCGTATCTGAATTGACTTGGATATACATATCAATATCAGCAACACCTGTAGCAGAATTAGTTATTAAAATTAAGTCTGTATAAACACCACTAATAGAACTAAAGGTTACTGTAGCCGCCGCACTTCCTAGCGTTGTCGTTGCTATCGGTTCATAAGTGACAGGCATTATGCGCTCCGTATTCCGTATAAAGCAAAATGTGAGTATTGAGTAAATTTTGTCGCAAAACGAGAGGCAAGTGTTATTGAAGTAATGGCAGATGTTGAACGCCAATTACCGCTGTTTAATGCCACTATTCCATAATAACCAGCATAAGAAGCATTAGTCATTTCACCACATAAAGCGCGAGTAGTCTTATATTTGTTGGTATTTGCATAATCCAACACATCTATATTCATAGAACCAAAAGTGCCGCCTGTTGTTGTTCCACCAATTTCCAATTGAATAAAACTCGTGCTTGTAAACCCATAACCATAAATACTACCGCCGTCACCAGCAAGTTGGTGATAAGAATAGTTAGTTCCAGTATCACTATTAAAATTGAGTTTTACTTCAGAAATAGGATAAGTACCTCTATCATCTTGCGTCAAACATCTAATTTGTAAATGAGTATAAGTGCTAGGTATAGAAGTGAAAGAAACAGTTGCAGAACCACCGCTACCAACGCTTACAGTAGCAATAGACTCAAAGTCACCAGCAACTACACCTAACTTAGAACTGGCGATAACTCCTAGAATAGGCATTAGGCAATATCTCCTACTACATACCAAGTATCAGTAGCGACTTTGATACAAGTTGCTGAAGAATATTGAGCGCGAAGTTTAGGCGCGGTAGCAGTTGCTCCAGTTGAAGCAATAGTAGTTGTTCCTGATGTAACCGCGTTGATAGTTACTTGTCCTGCTCCAATTTGAATAATGTTAATTTGAGTGCCTGTTGGATACGCTACCGAAGCATTTGTAGGAATTGAATAAGTTTGTGCTGAGCCATTAGAGGCTGTTACTAATTTTCCATTATCAGTAAGGACAAAAGTATAAGTAGTTCCTGTTTGAGCGTTTAAGGCAAGGTTAATTTTAGGGTCAGTAAGAGTTTTATTAGTAAGAGTTTGCGCTGTTGTTAAGTCGGCAGTTACGGAAGTATCTATTGAAAGCGAAACCGTACCAGTTGTACCGCCCCCACTTAATCCAGTTGAGGCTGTAACTCCTTCAATATCTCCTGCTCCTGTATAACCAAGAGAAGTCCACGCGGTAGAACCATTACCGATTTTTACTTTACCTGTATCGGTTTCAAATCCCCACTCACCTGAGGCTAAAGTTGGGTTGGCAGAAGTCCATTGTGCGGCAGTTCCTCTGCGAACTTGAACTTGTGTAACTACTGGCATTATGGGGTACCTCCGTTAAATGTTTGTGTTGCTGTAGTAGTTGGGTCGCCGCCGTTATATGGCGCAATACTATCAAATACTCCAGCGTCTATCTCTGTAATGCTTACATTAGAACTTACTTGTGTCCAAGCACTTCCGTCATAAACCATTAAACCTGTTGATGTGTTGTAATAAAGGTCGCCTGTGCGTAAAGTTGGCGTAGAAATATCCGTTGCACTTGCGGGAACATTAGTAGGTGTCAGCGCTAAACGACTCATGAAATATCACCCATAACTAGCCAATTATCTGCGCTTGTCTGAACGCATGTCAATGTGCTGTATTGCGCGCGTGTCTTAGGCGTAGCAGCCGTTGCGCCAGTAGATACGATAGTAACGCCGCTTGCTCCTGATACTGTTACTTGACCTGCTCCTAATTGAGCCATATTTATTTGAGCGCCTACAGGATAAGCAACGCTTGAATTTAATGGAATAGTTACAGCAATAGCGGCGGCATTAGAAAGAGTTACAAGTTTGCCGTTGTCATCAAGAACCGTTGTATAAGTTGTTCCTGTTTGTGCATTGATTCCAAGATTGATTTTTGGACTTGTCAGAGATTTATTTGTAAGTGTTTGTGAACCCGTCAGAGTTGCAACAGTAGAATCAATAGCAACTGTAGGAACTGGACCCGTTCCGTTTGTTACATTTATACCCGTTCCAGCCGCTACTTCCGTAAGGTCACCAACAGGCAAATTAGTAGTTACTGATACACGAGTATCGGTAATGTTGCCCGCGTTGATTTGAGTGACTGCCGCGCCTACTAAAACAGTTGCAAGAGAGATTGAGTTTGCAGGAGTTGCAGGTGCAACAGGTGAACCCGCAGGAGTTCCTGCTACTACTTGAAAAATAACATCATTAAATGAGCCTGAATAGAAAGCATCTTGAACAGTTGCAACAATACGGTCAATGCGCGGATTTGTAGGGTTAGCGGTTGTTATTGTCAGCGTTGTATTTGCATCATTGTAAACAGTGTAAACACCCATATTTGATTGTGTTGTGCCAACAATAGCCGCCCAACCTGAAGCGACAACAACAGACATTCCAACAGGAGAATTAGGACCTACTGAAAGAGAAGAAGAACCAATGATTCCAGTAGTGGCAAAAATAGCCTGCATTGAAAGACGGTCATTTTCGGCAGGGTGTGAGCCGTTTTGTAACCATGATGGGGGTGTGCGTAGTGCCATTTATGCTCCTAAATGTATGCAGACTGCCATGTTACAACAGCCTGAGTCGTTCCCGCTAAGGTTCCGACTCCCGTGAAGTAGAAGGAATTATTGCCAGGTTGCGCTGAAAACCATTCTGAACCGCCTGAGATTAAAGTATTACGGGCAGGCTGTCCATTAAGAGTAATCAGTTTGTTATAGAGGTCAATAACAAATTCATCAGAACTACTTAATACAACATTGAAAAGTAACTGCGCCCCTTGGGTTGCATTGCCAACTTCAGGGTTAGTAATAGGTCCATTGATTGTGATAGTTGGGTAGGTATCTGTCCAACCTGTGTTTGTAATTGTTGTTGTAATTGTTCCTGAGCCTCCACCATAAACTAAGTTATAGACACGGTTATAGATACGACCTGAAGGAACAGAAAAGAGCAATGTAGCGGTCTGCTCATTGCTGTCGTAATAGCGTGGGTCAGGGCAGAAGAAATCAACCTGCGCAATGATTAAACCATAGGTGTAATTTGGATTGACGGTAGAGCGTAAAGAGCGTACACGGGCGTTTATGACCTGTTCAGCCTCTCCGCTAGATAACAAGAAGTAAAGAGGACTTGTGCCGCTTGTTTGAGGCAATAAAGCCCTTTGAAGGGTATTGAAATTGGCTTGGGCGCTCGCTGTTGATGATGCCGTAATGTTTAGACTCATGGTGAGATACCTGCCAGCAAGAAAATCACGACCTGTAAACATGCCATCTGCATAACCACGGTTATCATCTTGATTGCGAATACCTGGCAAACCTTCTAATCCATCTACGGAAAGAATTTGATAGGGAGAACCTGCACCGCCAAACACTTGACCATTAAATGAGAATGAATAATTTTGAATGACTTGTGGCATTATTCAGCATACCTCGTAATTCCTGCGCGATAAGCGGCCATACCTGTTAATTGAACTCCTGATAATTTAGTTGTTGCTACTTGCACTGTCTGTCCATATTTGACCACAGAAACAAGAGCCTGCGCGGTGCCTTCAGGGTCAGTTAAATTCACACCATTAATTGTGACATTTCCTACGCCACCAACAGCGGCAACAGCGGCTTTAGCCGCCGCCGTAATTATTTCTTCTTCTGTCTTATCGTATTTCGCCGCAGTGGTTGCAATTGTTGGGCTGGTTGTAACTTTAACGCCGCCACCATATTCCACGGGTTTAACAACTTGTACAGGAGTAACGCTACCCGTAGAAGGTAAACTGACGATAGGCATGCTACCTAATTTTGCTAATGCCGCCGCAATTTCTGCTAATTTCTTTTGCAGGTCAGCCAACTTCTTAGCCATGCGCTCGTTAATTTCATCTATGGCTTTTTCAAATGCTTTCATGGCATCTTCAATAGCCTTATTCAGAGCCTTTTGTGCTTCCTCTAATCCCTTGTCTAATTGTTTCTTTGCCTCAATTTGTGCTTTATCTAATGCTTTGCGTGCATCAGCAATGGCTTCCTCTAGGTCAGCCTGACTCTTTGCGAGTGCTTCGTTGAGTGTCTTGTCTGCATCTGCTATTTGTTCATCTCTTGCACGCTTAGCCTCCATAAGTGCAGATTCGTAATCTTTTTGCGCTTCAGCAAGATTAATAGTCAAATTTGAATTGACTTGCGCTAAAGCATCAGCAATATCTTTTTCGGCTTGGAAATAAGCCTCAGCCAATTCAGCAGTTGCAAAACTTGTGGTTGTAGATAATGTTTCCGCAATTTTATCCATGCCGCTGTTAGTAATGTCCTCTAACTGCATATACATGTCATTAAGTTCTTTTTGTTGTTGCGGAGATAATTTTTTAATCTGCTCAAGCATGACCATGCCTGCTTCAGGACCCGCTTTAGCAATCTGTTCAATAAATGTCTGTGTGTAACCTTTGCCTGATAAGTCACCAAGTTGTTTTTGAAAATCTTTAGTTTTTGTAAGTTGCTCCCTAAGGGTTGCAACAATGTCCATGCCCTTATCTTTGGCTGTTGTGAATAAATCTGAGAGGCTAAATTCAGTACCGCTTTGCCATGCTGAGCGTAGGCGTTCGCGGCTCTTTTCTACAATCTCCGTAAGTTTTTTTGCGCCTTCTTTTGCAATATCCTGGCGCTTATCTTCTGCCGCTTTTTCTAGGTTTGCTCTTTTGTCGTTGTAAGCATTGAGCAATTCTGTTTCTTTGCGTCTAAAAGCGGTATTGATTTGTAAGATTGCCTCAGCGTGTTTTTTGCGTGCAGACTCATCGGCTTTTCTTTGACGGTCTTCAGCATCAGCCTTAGCCTCAGCAAAGCGTTCATCAGCATCAGCCATTTGTTCTTGGTAACGCTCATTAAGTTCAGCAACGCGTTCTGCATGACGCTCTTTAGCATCTGCAATTCTTTCATCACGCGCCGCAACAGCCTCAGCCATATCCTTTTGTGCTTCTGCTTCTGCTTCACGCCATGCTTCTGCAATGTCATATTCTTTTTTGCGTAACTTTTCTATTTGGTCTAGGCGCTTTTTTTCCTCTTTGGACATTTCGCCCTTAGGGTCCTTAGAACCAGCAAACGGGTCTTTCTTAACTTTATCTACTTTATCTTTGGCTTTGTCTGCTTCTTTGCCTAATTTATCTAGGTTAGCCGCTAATTCTTTAGCCTTCTTTGATGCCGCATCGCCAAAATCAGAAATGCCCTCTAAGCCTTTATTAATAGCGTCTAATCCTGATTTAGCAAATTTACCTACACCTGGCAGTTTAGATAAACCCAAAAGTAATAAACGCAAAGGGCCTGAAGATATTTTCATAATTGCTTCAAACAATCTAGCAACGATAGGAATGATGGCGGCAAATGAATTGAGCGCGGCCTTAGCCATAGTAATTACAGCATTACGGAATGTTTCATTACTTCTAAATAACTTAACCATACCTGCTACAAGTAGCGCAACCGCTGTAATTATTAGTCCTATGGGATTTGTCGCCATAACTGCTTTGAAAATTCTTTCTTGAATGATTGCTTTTTTAACCGCAATTGTATAAAGACCCCACGCAATAGCACCTGCGCCCAAGACCCCAATAAATACTTTTAATTCAGTGCTGTTGTCTTTAATAAATTTTATTAAATTTTTCAAAATTGGTATAACTTGTTTAGATAATATTTCCATAACCTTTTCAAATACAGGCAATAACCCTTTACCAATTTCTTCTTTTAGACTGCCAAACTCATTCTTGAGTTTAATCATGCGACCTTCAGGGGTTTGCGCAAGAGTCTTATTAAAATCTTTGTAAGTACTATCTAAGATTGCAGTTAAAGCCGCGGCTCGTTCTGATTCGCTTCCCGTGGTTAGTAATTTCTTTTGGTTTTCTGTAAGCACAAAACCTTGCCTTGTAAGAGAGCCAAAGTTACCGTTGAGCGCTTGTGCTAAACCATTAGTCATAGAACGGAAATCATCAGTTGATGCCGTTGCGCCCTTTTCCGCTGTTACATAATCTAAGATGGCAGGCGTAAGGGTCTTAATAGTTTTGCCTTGCAAGTCAAATGTTGCAAGTTGTGATTGGGTCATAGTTACATTTTCTTTTGTAACTACACCAACTTTTTCCAATGCCTCTGCTTGCGCATTAAGCGCTTTGATTTGTTCTTCTGTTGCCGCTCCCGTGTTTAATAAAATGGTGCGCAAACGAGTTTGCACCGCTTCTGCTTCTTGTGCCGCGGCTACGGATTGTTTGAAGAATGAAACTACTTGAGTAGCGGCAAAAGTAATACCAATGGTTGCGGCTAATGTTTTTAACTTAGCGCCAAAACCATCAAAGACGCTATTGGTTTTTCCTACTGAATCATCTAAACCTTTTAATGATGCTTCAGCCTGAGCAAGTCCTGATTTGAGTTGTGCTACATCTGCCTGTATCTGTACCAGGATTGGAGGAATGTCTGCCATGTTATCCCCTCAACCTAGACGCTAAATTAGTAACAAAAACTCTTGCCAAAGTTCCGTTGGCTTGCAAGTTGCTTGCCGCTGGTCCTAAGTAAGGATATTTTACCCCTGGCTTCCATCTTGGGTGTCCTAATTCAACAGCCCGCGCATAAATCATTGTTGCCGATACATTGACGCTATAAAGATTAGTGAAACCTTTTTGCACACTAGATGTTGTAATACTTCTGCGCAAATTACCCGTGCGCACATTTGGTCCAGGGCGACCTGAGGCATTTACTTTTGCTTGTCGTTCTACTGCTAAACCTGTCATAGCAATAGCGTATTGCACTGCTAATTCAATTTTATCTTCAGTTGCATCAAAACCTGCAAGGACATCAGACAGGTTGGTTATTGTTATGCGTGCGGTCATAACTCTTTATCCAACCTATCTGCCCTCACAGTTTCAACCATTCCTGTTATCGCTAACAACCAATCTGCCGTTGATGCTGGCAGGTTATCTACTTGTTCAGGTGTCCACCCAAACTTGTCAGCCATAACATAATAAACCCAATGCTCATCAGGATAGGTAAACGCTTCATGGCGCTCGCCTCCCTCCATCAACCATTTCAGCCGTTGGAGTTCTCTGAAAGCGCTTTTGGGTCTGCCTCGTTTTCAGGCGTATCAGCCAAATTAGGGAACAATGCCTTTTGTGCTTCTTTTGTATGTTCTACAAGTGCGTCATAATCTGCAATTTCTAATTCATCAATAGATTCTTTTTTAATTGCTGGCACTGGAATTGTTAATGACCATTCTTCAATTAACATAGTAATGAGCGCATCATTCATTGCCATGGCGCGGGTCAAATCTGAACCCTCAATATCTATGCTCTGATACAAACGCTTTCTATCGCCATAGCGAATCTTTGAAGCGTCTTTTAATGTGATTGTTAGCCCTGATGGTAGTGTTACTTTTTTTGACATACTGCCTCCGTTTTTTGTTTGCCTTCCTACCTATCTTACAGAGGAACAGGGGCGTGGGATAGCGGGGAAGGCGTACCGCTATCAACCAAATCGCCCCTGTTCTGAGCCCTTGTTATGCGTAGGTTCCTGATGCCTTTGCATTTTGTAGTACCCACTCAATCGGAGCAAAGCCACCGCTTGAACCTGCATCAGTCGTATTTGACTGAGCATTTAGGTCAATAGTGACTTGTACAAAATCTTCTCCACGCTCAATCACTGCGGCGGTATATGCGCCCTTTGTGAGTGTTGCTTGAATTTGTAGAGCAGAAGCACCTGCACCATAAGCCCAGTTAAGAACAATCGCTGGTTGAGTATTGCTCAAGAAGCGTGTTAGTTCTGCATCTGTTTCCATTAGGAATGTAATCTTTCCAGTTACTTCCAAAGGTCCAAGGAAGATGTTGTAAGGATTCTGAGTTGCGCTGATTCCATAAACAGGAGTTACAGGGCGAGTCAAATCAATGTTTCCAGTCATTGCAGTTGCAACGCTTGAGCCACCAATGCTTACAGTTCCGCGCCAAACAGGTGTTGGTAGAACAGTGCTGAATGATGGTGTTGGGTCTGCGATTGCAGTTGATGCGAAACCTGTTGATTTTGCATCATATTCCAACATGCCGTCTGCGTTAAAGCGCAATGAGAAATCAGAGAATTGGCAACCAGGATACTGACGGACATTTACAGCATAGAAATCTGTAAGTGTGTAGGACTTTGGTTGTGCATCTGCTCCTGCGGAAGTGCTGTTTAACAAAGAAATTGTGTGTGTAAATGGTGCGCTTGCTCCTGTTGTTGCAACAGAACCCATAACTCCAGCGAGCGCGTACCCGATTGTGTCAGCAAATACAGCACCGCCAAAATCAAAAGTAGAACGAGTGCGACCAGGAATATAGTTGTAATTCAAAACATTGGAACCGCGAAGCCCTTGGTCATAGAGCGGGTCAATAATGTCTTGTGGTTTTAGTGCGTCTTTTGCAACTGGAATAAAATCAGTTGCGGCTACTGCCGTACCTTTTGTTGCTTCTTTAGCAATACCAAGGTATGAGCGTACCGATGCTTGTAATGCCATTTATTCACTCTCCTGTTTTCATGTCTGACGCGGCAGACGGTTTGTGTGCTGTTGGGGTTGGTGCTGGTTTTGCCGCGCCACCTGCAATGAAGTCAGGGTGGCTAAAACCTTCAGGTGCTTCAACAATGTCACCTGGTTTGACGACTCCAAGCGCAGGAAACGCGCGTTCTTCTGTTCCTTTATATGTCAGTTTCATTCATGCTCCTATGCTTGAATCATCTCTGTAACATCAAATTCTAACTCAGCAAAGATGTCTGTGGCGCCTTCATTGCTTGTTGCGGGTTCTCCGTAACGACCAATAATGACAGGCTCAGCACCTTGCCAAACTAGAACACCCGTAGAATCACCAAAGTTATGGTCACTGCGTAACCGTTCTTTGATGTTATCTACGAGAATATCAAAATCACTCATGGCATCTTCTGAATTGCTATGCAGTGAGTGAACATATAGTTGAAGTATTACGGTGTAATCCACACGCTTCCAACCACTGTGTGCGCCGCCTATTGCTAGTCGGTTTTCTCTTTCTTGCGCTATAAAAACTACGCAGGCAGAGCGGGTCATTTGCCCTGGCAAAGCGTTTAATTGAAAATTTATACGCTTTGGAAAAGAAGTAAATACTTGATTGAGTGTAGCAATCGGGGGATTGGCTATGAATTTTGCCAGTGTATCCCGTACACCAACACGCCCTCCCATTAACGCACCCTGCGATAGAGATTGACCATATCTAGGGCAAGTTTGACTTCGCCCGCATAACGCTGATTATTGCCAATGTTTGCGGTTGGCTGAGTTGTTAGATTCATGGTCATAGACGCATCACCGCGTTGTTTGATAAAGGCACTTGTCATAAGAATAGTGGCTTGCTTGATAGCAAAAGGCATATTGCTAAAGCCTGCGCCTGTATGTGCATAGGCAAGAGGCGCTGTTAGAGGCACTGTTGTGGAACCGTAGGTGTAATTTGATGCAACCGTTACAGACTCCGCATTAGCGCCATCAATAATTCTGTATGTTTCTCCTGGCAAAATACCTGAAGCATTGATAACGGTTAAAGTTGATGTTGCCGCAGTTCCCGTACAAGTAGTGTTTACATATCCTGCAATGTAGGTGTATTTAGTAAACAAAGGTATGCGTGGACCATAAGAGCCAAAAGCGAGAGGTCCTGCGCTTGTATAAGTTGTGTTGATTTGGCTCAGCGGGATAACAACTTGTTGATTTTCAAACCAGCATTGAGATGGGTCGTTTAATGTTTGTAAGTTATTAGGACTACTGCCCCATTGGAAAGCAGATAAAGAAATAATTGGATTCTTATTTGGGTGTAGATAAATATAACCTTCACCGCTCATGCGCACTCTCTGTGTTTCTGTTACAGGGTTTGCATGTAAATCTTGATTTAGATATTCATTTAGATATGAAGTAGCGCGAAGAATTACGCGGGATAGTTCCGCATCTTGCGCATTAGCATTTCCGCCTACTACTAAATTGTTGTAATCCAGCGAGGTCGGGGCGTTCTTAAATTCCGCTAAGGTAATGTAAGGCTGTTCGTTAAATCCTCTTTGCGGTGTTACGCCCACTGCCATGATTACTCTCCATCTCGTGCTATGGGTGATTCATTTTCATGTCCACAACGCCCACATTTGCGGAACCAACCATCAAACCCACATTGTACGCAACTAAAACCTCTACGGTAGTCACCTTGCGCATAAGGATTAAGTGATGCTTCAAAAAAACCTTCACGCTTCATCGCGGCTCCATGATTAGCATTATCTACATTGTAGATACCACCCTTGTCAGGGTTATATTTTTTGCCGCCTATAACTGTTTCTTTTACGCCCCTATCAGGAGCAACAAATCTACCCATGATGCCTCCTTGTTATGAGAGAGTGCGACTTTTCAAATATGCCGCACTCTCTCTAACTATTTAGTTGTTATGCAGGAATGATTCCTGAAACTACGCCGTTCCAAGCAGGAGCGGTGCAGAAGAAGGTTCCACGGAAATAGGTGGAGAAGTCGTAAGAGAACTGTACGACAGGCCACTGAATACCCATGTAATCCTGAACCATGAAGTTTGCCCATACATCTGATACTTCAGTATCAGGAATTGGCAATGTGAAGGAAAGAACAGGCGCAATACCTTGATTGAGCCATGGGTGAACCATTAGGTCCACTGCTTTTCCTGTTACTTCGTTCTGAAGTCCAGTAACAATGGAGCCGTAGGTGACGCCATCTTTTCCTGGTTCCTGAATTGTTAGACGGTAGTTAGCAGTAGAGCCACTCTTGATTGCATCAGAGAGTTGCTTACGGTCATTTCCGTTTAGCAGTACTAGGTCAGGGTCAGCCTTTACATTTCCGTACATGGTTGCAAAGACATTTTGGAATTCAACGCCTGGGTTAGCAGTGCTGAATGTGCTGTTTACTGCATTGATTGCACCTGAAATTGCAGGGTTCAAAACAGTTGGAAGGATTCCGTCATAACCAGTTGCATAAGCAGAAGTATCTGCGGTTGCGCGTGATGCGGCGGCTCCTGTTGTTGAGAACGCAAAGTTGTTAGCAAGAAGTGAGGTTGTACCTGCACCATTGATAACTGCCTTTAGCGCGCCCTTAACTGTTCCCTGATACTTGAGGTTAGCAAGACCAGTTGTGGTTCCAACATAAATGTTGTATCCAAGTGCGCCTGCTACCGCTGGGAATGTAATTTCAAGAACATCGCCACTGTTTACAGTTTCGCTACCGATTGCAGAAGCAATAGACTCACCAAAACCGTTAGCAGAAATACCTGCGTCTGCGGTTACTGCTACATAGTAAGTTCCTGAAGCGAGAGCAGTTTGACCTGTTGCCGCTACTGGGGAAGCAGTTACTACGCTTGTTACCTGAGCGAGTGCGCCTGAGTAACCTGATGCGGTTCCTCTTGCGAATAGCATCATTCTTTCTTCCATCAACATTGTTGCATAGAGTGTTGATGTTGAAGATAGTTGGCGTAGGTCCTGATAACCAAGACCTGAGAAGTTCGCATCAAATGACACGCTGTCAGATAGTGAGTATGAGTTGTATGGCAATACTAAATCATCAGCGGCATAAGAAATCTGAGGTCCGCGCTCTAGTGAGAGTGAACCAAATGAATTTGTTGTGCTTTCTGTGACTCCAGGCCATAGATTTGCAACTCCGCCTGTACCTGTACCTGTGTAACCAAGAATTCTCTTGACACGGTGTGAAGTACCGACACCCTTCTTACGAGGGATTCTGTTGCGGAGAGGTGTTGGGCGAGGAGTAAGCATCTTTGCAGGTGCCTCCAAGTCAAACGCCGCAAATGATGTTGATAGAGGTGATGTTGTTGTGATTTCCTTCTGAATGTCTTGCATCGCAACTCTTTGTGCGGCAAGTGCGTTCTGAAGTCCAGCCATTGCATCAGGAGCGAGCGACTTGTTTGTAGCAAGTGCTTCCAATGCGGACACTGGGTCAGCCTTAGGTGCAAGACCAGGAACGGTGCTTGAATTGCTAAGTGACTTGTCTAGTGTCGCAAGGTACTCCTCATGACGCTGAGCGGCTTCTACTGGCGATACATCGCCAAATAGGTCCGTTGCGCGTGGCATTTCAGCCATAATCGGATTTCCTTTCGTTGTTTGGTTTATTACTTGCTATCGGCGTTGGCTTTAGCAAGGAATTCCTTTGCTAATGTTGTATAGCCTTTTGCAAGTGTTGGGTCGGTTGTTGCTTGTGCTTTCGCGTTATATGCGGCGGCTTTTGACAGTAAATCATTACTGGTTTCGCTCACTGGTTTTGCAGTGCGCTTAGGTCCGCCTGCCATTGCGAGAGATTTCGCCTCAGCCAACTCAGTTGCCAAACGGTCTGCCTTTGACTCTGCCGCCTCTTTTGCGGACATAAGTTCTGCAATTTCCGATTTGATTGACTGTGTTGCGCTCTTGATTGCTTGCTCTACTATGGCTTCAACATCTACTGATTTATCCTCAGTAGAAACTTCTTCTTCTTTTACATCTTCTTCCGCAGGTGCTTCTGTATCGGCAGGAGCGGCTTCATCAGCCTTTTCTTCTGCTTCATCTGCTTCAGCGGATTTAGGTGTTTGGTCAGGTGAATACATTTCTGCCGTTGATACATTTGATGGCTTTGCAACATTTGCATAGTCATTAGTTGTAGTCAAACCATGGTCACTGCCTGGTTGATTGCAACCACACTCTAAGCATTTAGAAATCTCTGCGGACTTCTCTGCTTCTTCAGGCTTATCAGCGTCAGCGGCAAAGTATTTATCGCACATGGTTTTTACCACATCGTCTTTCATGCCTGCTTCTTTACAACGCTTCATAAAGTCAGCACGCTTTTCACCTTTTTTAGGTTTCATTTCTTTTTCTTCTGCGGCTTTATCTTCAATAATATCTTCTTGCATAACTTCTCCTTCTGCTTCCTCACCTGCGTACCACGCAAATAGGTGATGAACTGCGGCGATTAGGTGAGAGAGCGAGGATTCTTCATTAGAACCTTCGCCCATTTCTTCTGCTTCAATAGCGATAAGTTCTGCCAACGCTTGTCTTGCAGAGTCGTATGTTTGCTTATCAAACTTAACAAGGTCGCCACCAACATAAGCCTTAGATAATTCAATTACCTCATTGGCTAGTATGGTCATGGCTTCCCTTTCGGTTATGTCTGATAATTCTATGCTATCTACCGCCTTCTCTGTTTTCTTTTTGTAAGTTCCGCCGCGCTTCTTGTATTCGCGGACCACCCAAGCATTTGCTACCGCAGATGGGTAAACATCAAATTTTTGCTTAGCCTCACTCACAACGCGGCTGTATAATTCTTTGTCCGCAGGCTGAGATTTGCCTCCACCGCGTAACATATTTTCGTAATTAGGCTTCTTTTCTTCCTTCTCAATTAGTTCTTCTACCTTAGACATTTCGCTTTCACCCTCTGCGGATTTAGCAAGAACCAACTGGCAGTTAGGGTTAGCGGGTCTATCAACCAGGCTTACCTCAACAATTTTCCCATCAATGATGCGACCATTAGCCGCTTTTTGGTCACGCACAACGCGTGGGTTTTTAATTCCGATTGAAAAACCTTTAAGAACTCCTGTATCAACCTTTTTTACAGAAACAGGGTCCACAACTAACGCATGTATGTAATGTCCGTCTGCACGCTTTTCGTATTCTTTGGCTACGCCTGCGGCTATGTTACTGTGTTGCTCGCGGATATTTCCGCCTGTCTTGAACCATTCAGGCATTGCATTATCTAGCCATACAGGGTCACAAATTTGTTGGTCAATGTCTAATGTGTCATCGGTAGCCTTGCCATAAACCAATAAAGTGCCATCGGCATTTTTGTCCGCTTTAATTATGTTAAAGAAAGCCGTTGTTAAATTAGTCATTGATGCTTTGTCCTTTTTCTTTTCTCGTTTAGCGATTGAGTTAGCCCATGATTTTCCTGCATCGCCGCCCCAAAGGAGCCATGCGATATAACCCGCAGAATCAACACCCCAACCCTCGCCTTTCTTATCTACCTCGTGGCGGGCAAAATAAGAAACCATGCGATTGACCGTTGATAATGATATTGCTTTTCCGTTTGAGAGGTCACGCGCGCGAGCCACTCCGACAGCCGTACCGCCCCGCCCATGTTTTTCACGCAGTTTCAAACCACGCTTTGCGTTGTTCCTTACTGCTTGTGGGGGTACAAAACCATCAGCCATTTAATCCTCATCTTCTGTAACAGAAAACTTTGGTGTAACTGTACCTAATTTATCTATGGCTTTGCGCCGTTTATCCAATTCAATCTTTGCTTCAGGACTTCCAAACTCAGCCGCTTCTGCCACGGTCTGTAATGTTTGGTCAGCCCAATCAATGTTATCTGTAC